CAGACCAGCACCAACAGCGCGTTCGGCGGCGGCTCCACCACCCAGCGAGACATCACCATCACCGGCCTGTGGGGCTACCGCAACGACGAAGCGGCAGCCGGCACAGTCGCGGCCGCAGCCAGCGACACGGCCACCACACTGACCGTCAGCAGCGCCGGCGCGATCGGCGTCGGCCAGGTACTCCGCATCGGCACGGAACGGCTCATCGTCACCGAGCGGGCCATGGTCACCACCGGCCAGACCCTGCAGGCCGACCTCACCGACAAGAAGAACAGCCAGGTCGCGACCGTCACCGACGGCACCGCGTTCAGTGTCGGCGAGGTGCTCCTCCTCGACGCCGAACGGATGCGCATCGTCGACATCGCCGGCAGCAACCTGATCGTCGAACGGGCCTGGGACGGGTCCACGCTGGCCACGCACACCGGCTCGACGATCTACGCCTCGCGGTCCCTGACCGTCACCCGCGGTGCTCTCGGTACCACCGCAGCGGCCATCGCGCAGGACGCGGCCATCTACCGGTGGGAACCGCCCGGCCCGGTCCGCACCCTGACGATCGCCGACGCGGTCACGACGCTCCTGCAGGAGTCGTCCGGCTACGCGCGCACCACCGGCGTCGGCACCACGTCCCGGCAGGTCGGCGGCGGCAACGTCGCCAAGACCGAGTACGGCACTGGCCTCGATGCTCTCCGCGCCCTGGTCTACGTCCAGTGCGGCCGCAAGGCAAGGGTGCGTGCCGTCTGATGGAGGTCGTGGTCAAGGCGTCCGGCCCGCTGTTCGACGGCACCGCCAGCGCGCTGGTCCAGCGGTACACGCGGGAGGGCGGCGAGGCCGTCGCCCGCTGGGGCGAGCAGGAGGTACAGCGCGTCCTGGAACAGGTACTCCGCAATCCGACGGGCTACTACCAGTCGCAGGTCAGGGTGAACCGCGTCTCCAACGACTCCTTCGCGATCACGGACGGCGGCGTCGTCTACGGGCCGTGGCTGGAAGGCACCAGCCGCCGCAACGCCGAGACCCGCTTCAAGGGCTACGGCACTTTCCGCCGCGTCGCCAAGCGCGTCGAGCAGCGAGCCGACCGAACCTTTGCCCAGGTCTTCGCTCAGATCCAGAGGAGGCTGTGATGGCAGTCGACATCGACGGCATCCTCAACGAGCTCGTCTCCCACGCCCTGACCACGGGCTACTTCGACCAGGTCAACGGGCACGAGCCGAAGAACCGGCCGGGCGCCGGCCTGACTGCCGGGGTGTGGGTGGACCACATTCGGCCCGTTGAATCGTCCGGCCTGGACTCCACGTCGGTCGTGATGGTGTTCAACGTCCGGCTGTACACCAGCACCCTGCAGGAGCCGCAAGACGCCATCGACCCGGAGATGGTCAAGGCCCTGGACGCGCTGTTCACGGCGTACATCGGCGACTTCACCCTCGGCGGCCTGGTCCGCAGTGTCGACGTGCGCGGTGCCGACGGCCCGCCGCTCGACGGGCAGGCCGGCTACCTGAAGCAAGACGAGGTGCTGTACCGGGTTTTCACGATCACGCTGCCCGTGGTCGTGAATGACGCATGGGACGAGGAGGCGTAGATGGCCAAGAGCAGCGGCCTCGGCGACAACTGCTACGTGGGTGGCTACAACCTCTCGGGGGACATCGGCTCGCTGTCGAAGATCTCGGGCGGCAACAAGCCCATCGAAGTCACGGCCATCGACAAGAGCGCGTTCGAGCGGATCGGCGGCCAGCGGGACGGATCGATCTCCTGGTCGGCGTACTTCAACACCGACGTCGGCCGGGCGCATCCGGTGCTGTCCACGCTGCCCACGGCGGACATCGTGGTGACGTACTGCCGGGGTACGACGCTCGGCGACCCGTGCGCCAGCATGGTCGCCAAGCAGCTCAACTACGACGGCAACCGCACTGCCAGCGGCGAGTTCACGTTCGCGCTGGACGCCGAGGCCAACGGGTACGGCCTGGAGTGGGGCCGCCAGTTGACGGCCGGCCTGCGGACGGACACCGGGGCAACGAACGGGACTGGTGTCGACACGACGGCCTCGGCAAGCTTCGGTGCCCAAGCGTACCTGCAGGTGACGGCGTTCACAGGGACGGACGTCACGATCAAGGTCCAGGACTCGGCGGACAACGTGACGTTCGCCGACGTCACCGGGCTGACCTTCACCGCCGTGACGGCGGCGCCGTACACGCAGCGCCTCGCCACCACCAACACCGCCACCATCCGCCGCTACCTCCGTGCCGCCACAACCACGTCGGCCGGGTTCACCAGCTGCACGTTCGCCGTGCACGTCACGAAGAACGAACTTGCCGGGCAGGTGTTCTGACGTGGGCATCATTCAGCCGAACGCGCCCGTCGAGGCATACCAGACGTACCGCATCGCCGCCCCAGCCTCCACGCACTTCCGCGACGGCACCTGCGCCGAAGCGGACTGCCCGGCCTACCTGGCCGGCTGGCAGTCGACCATCGACGAGACCACGGAGCTGGGCCAGCAGCAGGCCTACTACATCCGCAGGCAGTCTGGCCGCGCCTTCACCGAGCACCGCACCGAAGCGGGTCTGACGGTCTTCAGCTTCGAGGCCGGGCAGCGGTGCTTCACGGGCGGCCACAAGGTGCGGCTGGACCGGCCGGAGCTGTTCCTCGTGCAGGGCGGTGACTGGCGGGGCAACCCGACGGGGTTCCGCCGCCAGCACAGCAGCGCGCAGGCGTGGGTCGACGACTTCGGCGAGCACCAGCAGAACATCGCCGACCAGCGGGAGAGGGGCTGACGGGTCATGTCACCGACTGCGGATAGCACCACGCTGGTGATCGATGGCGTGGACTGCGTGGGCGAGTTCACCGAGGTACAGATCGGTACTCCGCGTCTCGCATACGAGGCGTTCACGGACACGGGGATACTCCGATTCCTCGGGCCGCTGGGATTCCAGATCACCGTGATCAACCCCAGTGCACGCATCCAGGCGCTCGTAGACGGCGGGCATGCCGTCCACCGCCTCACAGTCACTGTGGACGGCATGTCCCTCACCAACCTCGTCCAGTTCCACAGGCGGTGGGAGGTCGGCGGGATCCCGAGGGCCTTCGGTTGTCTCGCCCGGGACCGTGGCAGCGAGGCGCAGTGGGCCGCCGCGCCCTGCGCCGGCACCGGCCAGCAGGCGGGGGTCTGACCGTGCGTGCAGAGATCAACGTCGGCAGTGCCGGTCAGGGCTCGCTCGTGGTCGACGGCGTAGATCTGTCGCCCATCGCCTCGGGCCTCACCCTGCGTGCGGAGGTGGGGGTGGGCACGAGGCTCGTCGTCGATCTCCGGCCCGTCCAACTGTCCGCCTCGGTGGATGCCGACGTTCAGATCCCAGAGTCCCTGTTCGCCCTGCTGATCAAGCTGGGGTGGACACCGCCGATCGGTGACCGGCCGGCGCAGGCAAACGAAGAGAGGGTGTGAGTCCGTTGGCGAAGGCTTCCGGGTTGGGCTGGACGACCGCGTCGGTCGACGATTCTGCGGGCGTCGCCAAGGCGATCAAGAACGACATCACGGACCTGCAGTTCGCGACGCCGCGGGCGGTGCAGGACATCACGGGCATCGACAAGTCGGCGATGGAGCGGCTGCTCCTGCTGGCGGACTTCAGCGTGACCCTGAAGGGCGTGTTCAACGCGGCGACCGGGCTCAGCCACGACGTCTTCAAGACCGTGCCGTCCACGTCGGTAGCCCGCACCACGACGCTGACCGTCAACGGCGTCACGCTCGCCAACGAGGTGCTGTACACCGACTACCCGCTGTCCCGGTCGGCGTCCGGCGAGCTCACGTGGTCCGTGCCGGGCGTCCTCGCCGACGGCACCGTCCCGACGTGGGCATGACAGTCGGTCAACTCTTCGCAGCCACCCACCCCACCCGCCAGGAGACATGACTCATGGGCTTCAAGGTCCAACGCAGGACGTACAAGCTCAAGTTCGACGAGCCCGAGTACGAAGGTCTGGAAGTCACGGCGCACTCCATCAACACCGAGCAGTTCCTGGAGATCATGGAAGCGCAGGCCGTCAAGGCGGAGGGTGGGAAGGCGGGAAAGGACGCCAACCGCAAGATGCTGACGATGCTGGCCGACGCCCTGGTGTCGTGGAACGCCGAGGACGAAGACGGCAACCCGATCCCGCCCACGTTTGACGGCCTCCTGGAACAGGACCCGTCGTTCGGGCTGCGACTGGTCGGGGCGTGGACCGACGCCATCGCTGGTGTCAGCACCCCTTTGCCCGAGACCTCCAGCGCTGGCACGCCGTCGGCCCTGGAGGCATCGATTCCGATGGACGTCCCCTCCGAGAGCCTCGCGAGCTGACCCGAGCCCGCACGATCCTCGGCCTGTGCGACCGCTGGCACAAGCTGCCGTCCGAGGTGCTGGCCGAACCTGCGGAGATGCTCCGCCTGCTGGAGATCGCCCACATGGGGAGAAGGGAGGTGCCTGAGTGAATCTCGTCGAGATCCTCGTCACTGCGAAGAACCTCACCGGGCCCGCCTTCGCGGAGGCCAAGGCCGGGGCGACGGCCATGGAGTCGTCCATGGCCAAGCTCAACAAGGTCGCCAACGCCTCGGCGCTCACGATCGGCGCGATCGGCTTCGAAGCCGTCAAGATGGCCAGCAAGTTCGACAGCGAGATGACGCTCCTCGTCACGCAGGCCGGTGATGCCGAGGACCAGCTCGGCGGGCTGAAGAAGGGCGTCCTCGACATCGCGGCGAAGGTCGGCTCCGACCCGGATTCGCTGGCCGAGGCCCTGTTCCACGTCGAGTCGAACTTCGAGTCGATGGGCATCACCTCCGCTCAGGCACTGAAGCTCACGGAGACCGCTGCGAAGGGTGCCGCGGTCGGTCACGCCGACCTGGTCGACGTCACCAACGCCCTGACGGCCGCCGTTGCGGCCGGCATCCCTGGCGTCGAAGACCTCGACCAGGCGATGGGTGTCCTCAACGCCACCGTCGGTGTCGGCGACATGAAGATGCAGGACCTCGCAGCCGCGTTCTCCTCCGGCATGGTGGCGACGGTGAAGGGCTTCGGCCTCTCCATCACCGATGTCGGTGCGGCCCTCGCAGTGTTCGGCGACAACAACATCCGTGGCGCCCTCGCCGGCAACCAGCTCCGCATGTCCGTCATGGCGCTCGGTAAGCCCGTCTCCACCTCGGAGGCGGCCCTGAAGACTCTCGGCCTGACCGCGACGACCCTCGCCGAGGACATGCAGCGCGGCGGCCTCAAGCTCGCACTCGAAGACCTCGTCGGCCGCATGAACGACGCTGGCATCACCGCCGACCAGCAGGGTCAGATCATCACCGACGCGTTCGGCCGCAAGGCCGGCGCGGGCCTCAACGTCCTCGTCGGGCAGATGGACCGCCTGGAGTCGAAGTACCCGGAGCTGGAGAAGGGCGCGGACGGCTTCGGCAAGGCGTGGGAGCGGACGCAGCAGACGTTCGCGCAGCAGACGCAGGAGCTGGAGGGCTCCCTGCAGGCGCTGATGATCACGCTTGGGGAGAAGCTCATCCCGCCGCTGCAGAAGGCCACGACGTGGATGCTCAACAACCGCGACACGATGCTCGACATGGCGAAGGGCGTCGGCATCCTCGTCACGGCACTGGCCGGCATCGCTGTCGTCAGCAAGGTCGCCGCGGGCATCAAGACTCTCACCACCGCGTTCGAGGCCGCCAACACGGCCATGCTTGCCTACCGCACGCGGGTGGCCGAGGCGCAGATGGCGTCCCTCGCGGCGACGGGCAACGTCAACGGTCTCGGCGCGGCCTTCTCGGCCCTGTCGACGAAGGCGAAGATCGCGCTCGCGGCGACCGCGATCGGCCTGATCGTGGCCGTCGCCTACAAGTTGAACGAGGCCAACCAGAAGGCCGCCCCGTCCGTCGACAAGATGACCACCAGCCTTGAGGCCCTGGGCCGGGCTGGCAGCCGGTCCGGGCAGCTCACGGAGACGTTCGGCGGCAACCTGGAGAAGCTCGGGTACGCCGTCGACCGGGTCGGCGGCAAAGCCCATGGCATGGACAAGTTCAACGACTCCATGAACAAGATCTTCACGCTGGGCATGGGCAAGTCCAACAGCATGAAGGAGGCCTCCGACCAGATCAACAGCATCGACGAGGCCCTCGCTGGCATGGTGCAGGGCGGTCACGCCGACCTGGCCGCCGCCGCCCTGAAGAAGCTGCAGGACGCGCTGGCCGCGAAGGGCGGCGACCCGAAGCGCCTCGCCGACGAGATGCACAAGTACCAGGACTCGCTGGCCGCGACGGCCGAGACGGAGAACATCACCGCCGACAGCATGGGTGAACTCGGCCGAAAGGCCATGGAGACATCCAAGGCCCTCGATGCGCAGGCCATGACGGCAAAGGGCCTCAAAGAGGCGATCTCCGACCTGAACGACGTCAACCGGGCCGCGCTCGACTCGATGGCCGGGTTCGAGGCTGCGATCGACGCCGCAGCGGAAGCCGCAAAAGACGGCGGCAGCGCGCTGAAGATGAGCCATGGCGAGCTGAACCTCACCAGCGAGCGGGCCCGCACCGCAGAGGCCGCCCTGACCGACCTCGCGTCCAAAACCGATGCCGCCGCCGTGGCCGCACTGAACAGCGGCGACACGATGGAGCAGGTCAACAAGATCTACGACCGTGGCCGCGACAAGCTCATGGCCTACGCCCAGCAGATGGGCCTCAACAAGGACGAGGCCCGCGCCCTCGCCGAACAGATCCTCGCGACCCCCGACAAGACCGCATACCTGAAGGGCAACTCGGAAGACCTGAAGGCCAAGCTCGCCGACGTCGAACACCGCCTCGCCACCGCGACCGGAGAGAAGAAGGTCCAACTCCTCGCGGACAAGCGGAAGCTCGAAGTTGACCTGTGGACGGCGCAGGCAGAGATCGACGCCCTGCACGGCACCACCGTGAACCTGAAGGTCCGCACCGTGTACGTCAACGGTGACGAGTACCAGCAGGGCCGGGCAATGGGCGGCATCATCGGCGGCGCCGCCGGCGGTGGCGTGCGGGGCGGCCTGACGTGGGTGGGCGAGCAGGGCCCGGAACTGGTCCGGCTGCCGCCCGGTGCGCAGGTCCACACCAACCCCGACAGCCAGCGCATGGCCGCCGGCATGGGCGGCGGGGGTGGCGGGCCACTGGTGCTGGAGCTGCGGTCGTCCGGCGCCCGGCTCGATGACCTGCTTGTAGAGCTCCTGCGCGGCGCGATCAAAATCCGTGGCGGCAACGTCCAGAAAGCCCTCGGGAGGTCATAGGTGCACCGGTACAAGACGTGGAATGGCCCGATGCCGACCACTGCCGCACAGCAGTCGGTCACCACAGGCACGACCATCAAGACGATGCTGCAGCTGGCCACACCCAGCACCCGGCAGATTCAGCTGATCAGCTGGGGATTCTCGGTCGACGACCCGCCGGGCGCCGACGCAGTCATCGAGCTGCTGCAGACCGACGTCGCCGCGACGGTCACGGCCCACGTGGCAGCCGGCGTGCAGCCGCTCGACCCCAATGCCCCGGCGAGCCTGCTGACGCTCGGCGTCTCGGCGACCGGCTACACGTCGTCTGCCGAGGGCACGCCGACCGCAACTCGCGTGTTCGATGCCGTGTCGCTGTCCTCGACGAGCGGCGAGTCGCTGCTGTCGTACTACTACCAGTTCATGCCGGACGAGCGGCCGAGCGTCGCGGTGTCGAAGTTCCTGCGCGTCAGGGCGACCACGCCGACAACGGCAGTCGACCTGCGTTGCTGGGTGGTCTGGGACGAATAGTCGATGGCGCCGATTGCACCACTGGTCGCTGGGCACTGGCCTCGCCGTTTGGGCGGCCTGCCGGGCCCGTTCAGTGCGCCCGCGGGCAGCGGTGAATCCCCCACGGCCGCACCGCTGCAGGTGGAGCTGTTCATCGACGGCATGTGGATCGACATCACGTCGTACGTGATGGTCCGGGACGGCAGCCAGCAGATCACCATGTCCGCCGGGCAGCCGAACGAGGGCACCCGGATGGATCCCGGGGCATGCACGCTGCAGCTCAACAACAGGGACGGCAGGTTCTCGCCGCGGAACCCGGCCAGTCCGTACTACGGCAAGCTGGGCCGCAACCAGCCGATCCGCGTCAGCGTGCCCAGCGGTAACGCGAAGTGCTACCGGCACTGGGGCGAGGTCACAGCGTGGCCGCAGCGTTGGGACACCACCGGCACCGACGTGTGGGTCGACCTGCAGGCAGCCGGGATTCTGCGCCGGCTCGGGCAGGGTGCGGCGCCGCTGCAGTCGGCGATGCGCCGCGAGCTGTCGTCCCCGTCTCGGACGCACATTTTCGCGTACTGGCCGATGGAGGACGGTACGGAGGCGACTGCGTTCGCGTCGGCGATCTCTGGTGCCAGTCCGCTGGCGGTCACGGGTGCGGTGAGTCCTGGCCGGTACTCGGACTGGGCAGCGTCGGCCCCGTTGCCGACCATGGGTACGGGCTATGCGATCGGCCCGGTGCCGTCGTACACGCTGACGGGCACGTGGGCGAGCCGCCTGTTCGTGCACCTGCCGTCGGGTGGCGTCAGCACGAATCAGCGTGTTCTCGCCCTGGCCGGCACGGGCAGTGCGGCGGCGTGGTCGATCCTGGTCGACAGTACGGGCCGGATCGCGGTGCGGGCCTACGACAAGTCCGCGATCCAGCTCCTCGACAGCGGATGGCAGTCGTGGAATCTGAACGACCGGCAGGCGACGATCGGCCTGGATCTGGTAGAGACCGGCGGGAACGTCGCCTGGAATCTGTACGGCTTCGACATCGGCTTGTCGACGCTGAATATCGCGTCAGCAATCGGCACAGCAAGCGGCACCCTCTCGTCGCAGACGATCGGCCGGTGTACGGCGGTCGCGACGGGCCCGGACGGCGGCCTCGGCGAGACTGCGGTCGGGCACATCTCGATCGCAGACGACATCGCCGCGTACGCCAACACCGGGTCGGCGATGGTGGCGTGGGCCGGTGAGACCGCGCAGGCCCGCATCGTCCGCCTGTGCCAGGACCAGGCCGTGTCCCTGGCGACGATCGGGGACGCGTCCGACACGGCGGTGATGGGGCCGCAGGCGGTGGACACGCTGCTGTCGCTGCTGGAAGCGTCGGCGGAGGCGGACGGCGGCATGCTGACGGAGCAGGTCGACGGGGTCGGGCTGGTGTACCGGAACCGGGTGAGCCTGTACAACCAGGACGCGGCGCTGGCGCTGGACTACACGGCTGCGAACCTCGCCGAGGTGCCGGAGCCGGTCGACGACGACGAGTACGTGCGCAATGACGTGACGGTGCACCGATCGTCGGGCTCGTGGTCGCGGCAGACCCTGGACAACGGCCCGCTGTCGACACTGCCGCCGCCTGCCGGCGTGGGCCGGTACGCGTCGGATGTGACGCTGAACCTCAACGCGGACGCCGACTTGGTGCAGCAGGCCAGTTGGCGGCTGCACTTGGGCACGGTGGACGAGCCCCGCTATCCGCGGATCACCATCAATCTTGCACACCCCAGCTTCACGGGGGCCTTGCGGCAGCAGGCGTTGGCGGTGCGGAAGGGTGACCGGCTCACGATCGAGAACCCGCCGTCGTGGCTGCCGCCGGATGACATCTCACAGCTCGTCCTCGGTGTCTCGGAGACGCTCGATCAGTTCCAGCACCGCATCACCTACACGTGCGCACCCGAGTCCCCGTACCGGGTGATGGTGCTGTCCGACACGGTCCTCAGCCGACTTGACGGCGATTCGACGCTCAGCGCGCCAGCGGGGGCGGCCAGCACGAGCCTGTCCGTGGCCACGGCCGCCGGCGGGTCGCTGTGGACCACAACAGACACGCCGGTCGACATCGAGGTCGGCGGGGAGCGCATGACCGTCACCGCAGTGGCCGGGGCGTCGTCACCGCAGACCTTTACCGTCACACGCAGCGTCAACGGCATCACCAAAGCCCAGACCGCCGGCACCGCCGTCAACCTCTACCAGCCTGCCTACCTCGCACTCTAAGGAGCCTTGATGGTCCTCGCCGTACCTGCTCCGCCGACTCGCGGTGCCGGCACCCGCATCACTGGTGCGATCTGGCAATCCGACGTGACGGACGCTGTGACGTTCCTGGCAAATCCGCCGGTGTTTCAGGGCTACCAGTCCGCCGCGCAGTCGATCGGCAATGGGGCGCTGGTGGCGCTCGGCATCGACACCGAGGAGGTCGACACCTACGGCGGCCACGACACCGTCACCAACAACTCCCGGTACACGCCGACCGTTGCGGGCTACTACCTGGTGATCGGCTCCTACGGCTACGCCGCCAACGCAACGGGCAACCGGTTCTGCTTCGCGTACAAAAACGGCGCGCTGGTCGTCCGCGGGCAGAACGGCGGCCCTGCCCCGGCGGCCACCAACACCGGCGTCACGCAGGCTGTCGCGGTCGTCTACTGCAACGGCACCACGGACTACATCGAGACGTACTGCTACCAGTCGTCGGGCGGCGCCCTCAACACGACCAACACCCAGTCCGGCATGACCGTGTACTGGGCCCACGCCTGATCGGAGACGCCATGACCCAGCCTGCTGCTGTCCCACCGTCCGGCGGGCCGTCCTGTGCGGCGTGCCAGGATCCTGCCTTGGTGCAGTGGCGTCGCCGATCGGTCGAGAACCCGGACCACATCGACGCGGTATTCGCCTGCGGCCCGCACGCCATCACCCTGGACGCTGCCGCCCTCGTCCACCAACCGACCTGCCCCGCACCGAACCCGGCACTCCTACCCGACTGCGGATGCACTCCTGAGCAGCCCGCGGGCGCTGTCACGCCGCCCGGACAGGATGTGATCACCCTGCCGACCGGCTGGACCGTACCTGTGGAGGCGCCGTGACGCTCGGAGTGGACTATCCGTGGACCAAGCCGAAGCCCACTGCCATCGCCACGGCCGGCTACGGATTCGCCATGCGCTACCTCAGTAAGGACTCCGGCAAGAACCTGACCCTGTCCGAGGCCCACGCGCTTGCGGCGGCCGGCGTCTGGTCGGGTGTCGTCTGGGAGACCACCGCAGGCCGGGCGCTCGCCGGGCACGCGGCTGGCGCGACCGACGCGCGTGAGGCACTCAGCCAGGCCAGGGCCTGCGGCATGCCCGCCGGCCGGCCGATCTACATGGCGGTCGACACCGACACCACCTGGTCGCAGGTCGAGGCCTACTTCCGCGGTGTGCGCGACGTCCTGCCCGCCGAGCAGATCGGCGTGTATGGGGGCATCCGCATCATTCAGGGCGCTGCCGACAGTGGCCTCGTGACCTGGTACTGGCAGACGACGGCTTGGTCCGCTGGCCGGTGGGATCCGAGGGCTCACATCCGGCAGACCGGCTACGTCACCGTCGGCGGCGTTCAGTGCGACCGCAACGAGGCCATGACGGCGGACTACGGGCAGTGGATGCCCGGCCGCACCCCCGACATCGAGGAGGACGACATGCCCACTGCCGAACAGATCGCCGAAGCGGTCTGGAACTACGGGGTGCCCGTACCGCGCCGGCAGGCCGACGGCTCGATCAAGTACGAGCCCGGCAAGCAGCAGGCCTACTGGCCCCTGGTCTGGGGCAACATCTGGTCCGCCGAGGCGTCGCAGCGCGACGCTGCCCTCCAGGGCGCGATCAGCGGACTCGCCGGCCTGCTCTCCGCCCAGCACGCCGATCTGACCCCCGCCCAGATCACCGAGGCCGTACGCCGCGGTATCGAGGAGGGCCTGGTCCACGTCCAGGTCGACGTCAACACCCCGACCATCACTCACTGATCGGAGATCACACCATGACCGTTCCCTCTCTTCCCCCGCTGCCGTCCGCTGAGACCGTCGTGAAGACCGCGGTGACCTACGGCCGCGACCTGGCCGAGCGCGTCGTCTTCACGTTCCTCGCCGCGGAGGCGGCCATCACCACCGCGGCCGGCCCGGCCGACATGCTGCACGCCAGCTTCTGGCAGGCCATGGGGACCGGCGGCCTGGCCGCCGTGGTCACTCTCGTGAAGGGCATCGCTGCCCGCGCGATCGGCCAGCGCAACAGCGCGAGCACCGTCCCGGGTGTCTGAGCTCGCTGGACTCGGCATTGTCCAGGGCGGCGCTGCTGCCGTCCTGGGCATCGTCGTGCTGTTCATCCTGCTGGGCCGGCTGGTTCCCCGGCGGGCGGTTGATGACTTGCGCGAGGATTACGCGGCGCGCATCGCCGAGCTCATCGCCGAGCGGGACATGTGGCGGACCGCGCACGGCGTGTCCGAGGAAGCCCGCCATGAGGACCAGCAGCAGGTGCGTGAGCTGATGGAAGTCGCCCGCACTGCCGACCACGTCCTGCGCGCGCTGCCCACCAGATCCTCCGAGGAGGTGTCTGATGCGCCGATGGCTGCTGAGGTGGCGCCGTAGCGGCCGGGTATCACTGGTCCGCCGCACGCCGCGCCCGACGCCGGGTCAGCGGGACGCGGCGCGCGCCCTGCACCGTGCCGAGTGTGCCCGCGATGAGTCCCGCGACCGGCGCCCGGAGGTGGACACCGCAGCCGCCAGGCTCCGCCACCACCGGACTGAGAACCACTTCGCGGAGCGCTTCCGCTTGACGATGGAGGGGGGAACCTGATGGACGCCTACCAGATCGGCAACCTGGCGGGATCGGCGTTCCTGTGTGCGGCGGCGCTGGCCGCCGCGGTGGTCTACCACGTGAAGGCTCCCTGGTGGAAGTCCTTGATGGGCCGCCACTTCATGGGGGTCAACGCGGGGCTGGCGGTGCTCGGCCTGTACACGCTGCTGATGTCCCTGGTGTGGCAGACGGGGCCGATGGCAGCGGCCCTCCGTGTCGTCCGGACCATCGTCACGGTCTTTCTCGGGATCATGATGCTGCTGCGGGTACTCCTGATGATCCGGGCGCAAGACCCGCCGGACGGGCCACGGGAGGGCCCGCGGGAGTGACAGCTCTCGAGCGTGCCCCCGTCTGACGTTGTCGGCGGGGGCTTCTGTGTGCCCGCCCCCGATTCTCTATCGCCTCGGATAAGATGCCATATCCGAGCAGATAAACCGGGCATGACGACCCATCGGGAGAGCCCATGGCCACCGACCACCCCGAGCCGGACGACACTGTGGACGCGGAACTCCTCCCCGCCATCCCCGACCGTCCGACCGGCCTCGAACACACCGGCACCGACCAGGCAACCGCCGCAGTCCTCGCAGCCCTCGATCGAGCAGCCGAACAGCACCTCAAGGACATCCGTCCACAGAAGACGAAAGCCAGCTACGCCCGCGACTGGGCCCTGTGGCTCGAGTTCCACGACTGGCTGGCCGACCGCACCGGCCACCGACTGCCGGACACCTCGGTCACCGCCGGCACCATGACCGCGTTCGTCACCTGGCTCGACGAGATCAAGCACGCGGCACCCAGCAGCATCGACCGGCGGATCACCGGCGTCACCATCGAAGCCCGCCACCGCGGCGCCACCGTGCCGAAGGACGCCACCATCGCCGCCCGACAGGCCCTCAAGCCGATCAGGCTCAACCCGGCACGCCAGGCGCGCGGCCGCGGGCAGGCAGTGGCGTCCACCCCAGCGCACCTCCGCGCGATGAACACCGCCGACCGGGCAGTACCGAAGCTCCCGGGCTCGAGGCGCCGCCGCCGCGACTACGAGGTCCCCGACATCGCCCGGCTCCGGGACCGGGCGTTGATCACCATGTCGTTTGCCATCGCCGGGCGGGCCTCCGAGGTGAGCGCGCTCAACGCCGAGCACGTCACGCTTGAGGCCGAAGGGCTGAAGGTCGCCGTGCCGTCGGTGAAGGGACGGCCCGGCCGCAGCGTGGTCGTGGCGTACGGGCAGCGCTCGAATTCCTGCCCTGTCCGCTGCTGGCTGGCGTGGGCGGAGGCTGCTGGCGCCACCACGGGCCCGGCGTTCCGGCCGGTCGACCAGTGGGGCAACCTCGGGTCGCGCCGCATGTCACCGGATGCCTGCCGGATCGTCATCACCCGCGCTGCCGAACGCGCGGACCTTGAGGTGCGGCTCACTGGGCACTCGCAGCGGGCGGGACTCATCACGACCAGCATCAAGGCGGGCAAGCGGCCCGACAAGGTCCGGGAGCAGTCCGGGCACTCGAGCGGCAGCCCGGTCTTCGACCGCTATATCCGCGACGGCAAGGCGTGGGACGACGCCGCCACCGACGGCATCGGCCTCTGACTGAAGCGCCCCCGACCGGCACGAGACCGGCGGGGGCGGTTCGGTGCGTCCGGCAGGGTCAGGAAGCGGCGCGCAGGCTGTCCAGGAGGCGCTGGTTGCCCGCGGCTTCGCGGGTCGCCTCGGTGGCGATCTCCTGCCAGGTGTTCAGCCGGGCGGCGCGGGCCTGCTCGCCGGTCAGGCCCAGGTAGGCCGCGGAGAGGTGGTCCTCGCAGACCCGGGTGATCGGCTGCTGGGGGGCGAGGGCCTCCTTCGGGCAGCCGGGGACGCCGCAGAGCTGCTGCAGGTCCGCGCCGTCGTCGGTGATCAGGTAGCGCAGGCTGCCCACGCTGAGGACGACGTGCCCGTCCTCGGCCTCTTCAGCGACGACGGGGCGGTCGGGCGTCTTGCGGGCGTTCTCCCGGTAGGTGTCCGTGTCGGCGGTGTAGACGGCGAGGAGGCGGGCTGCGGCGGTGAGGCCGAGGGCGCCGGTGCTGCCGTCCTTGGCGGTCAGGGTGGCGGTGCCGGTGGTGGCGGCGGTGGTGACGAGTTGGGCGAGGGTGGTCATCAGAGACTCCTGGTGGTAGTTGGCGAGGGCAGCATGGCGGGCAGGGCTGACAGCTCGTGCAGGGCTACTTCCCGAGCCACTTCCGCACGGTCATCCGGTCGATACCGGCCTCCCGGCCGAACCCGGCCTCGGTCCGTTCTCCGGCAGGGATGAGCTGGACGGCGGCCTGCTGCAGACCGGCGAGGGCAGCGACCTCGGCGGCCCGTGCGGTGATGCGGGCGGCCGCCAGCCCGGCAATGACGGCGTCGGGGCCCTCGACCAGCAGCTGGTGCGCGGCAATCAGGGCGGCCTCGGCCTCATCGCGGTCGTCCGGGTCGGGGTAGCGGTCGGCGATGTCCTCGGCGAGGGTGGCGAACTCGTCAAGCTGGTCGTCGGTCAAGCCGCCCTGGTTGTCGCCGAGCCAGGCCAGGATCTCGTGGCGCTGCATGGTGGTCCCCTCCGGAGCGACCCTCGCCCCTCATGTAGAGAACACTACAGGCAGCATGTAGACCTGTCTACACCGCCGCCCCGCTCTCCTCCGGGAGGGCGGGGCGGCTTCGTCATGTTCGGGTGGCGACGAACGAGCCGAGGCCCGGCTCGGTGTACGTGAGGCCGTCGGCCCGCAACGCCTTGTGAACCTTCTGCCCGGTCGCGGTGGCGATCCCGAACTCGGCCTGCAACTGCAGCACGGACGGGATCCGGCTGCCGGCCGGGTACTCGCCGGTCTCGATGCGCTCGGCGATGACGTCGCGGACCTGCCGCCATCTGGGCACGTCGGGTCGGAACTCCATGCCAGGACCGTAGGCAGACCATGCCATACCAGGCGAGATGTGGCATACCTGCCATGGTGTAGCACGCCATAGCATGGTGCCCTACGCTGAGCACGAGAAAGGCCCCGCGGCCGTGTCACCGGCCCGGGGCGTGGACGACCGTGGAGGGTCGACATGCAGCAGGCTACCCGGCCGCCCGAGCTGGCGGCAGTGCCCGACGGCGACGCCCTGGACCGCGACCAGCTGCACGCCGACGCGTGCTGGCGCTGCGGGACACACCGGGGCCCACTCGTCCCCGACGGCCACGTCTCCACCGAGTCCGCAGAACCCGGCGCCCGACTCGGCTGGGCCGTCGCCGCATGCCTGCCGTGCGCGAGGAGAGCAGCGTGAGCGCCCGCTTCGAGGCCCGACAGATGGGCCCGACGGACCCACACCCGCGCATGTGGGGCATCTGGGACCACACGGCCGGCGACTGGGTCCACAACGACGGTGACGTCGAGCGGTACACGATGAAGCACTCCGCTGACGCCTGGCTCGCCGGCATGCGCTACATGCAGGACCGCGCCGTCAACCGCGAGTAGTGGCCCGCTACCTGAGCCGGAGACGCCACCTATCGGCGGGCATGACGATGTCTGCGATCTCGACGGGCTTGCCGTCGGCGTCGTAGCGGGTCCGCATGACGCGCCATGCCGGCGCCCCCGTTGCCAGGCCGAGCTGCCCAGCCTCGTCGGCTGTGAGCTGGTGCAGATCGGCCTCCACTCCGCACGTGGCCCAGGTCGAAGGTCGCAGCCCGACCCACCATTGCGTGATGAGGTGGCTGGGCTTGTAGTCCGGGTCAAGGCATTCGGTGGCCTGCCACTCGACTTGCGTGCCTGTATCGATGCCGAGCCGGGCTGCCTGGTCTGCGTCTGCCGGCGAGGCGCCGATGGCATGCTCGCCGGTGGGGTACGGCCAGTCGGCATCCGGGTCGATGAGGGTACGCACAGCAGGAGGATGCGCCACGTACAGGCGTGAGCGGCGGGATCCTTCGAGAAGACCTTCGTGCCGGACGACGCTGATGCCGCGCCGGGCTTCGGCGATGCTGACGCCGAGTTCGGCGGCTAACTGGGCCTGCGAGGAAATCTGGCAGCCGGGGGGCCAGGCGCCCGTGGCGATCCGGCGGCGCACTTCGTCGGCAACGCGCCGGTAAGGCGCGTCAGGCATCGTGACTCCTGGCTACCGTGGGTGAGCTGTGCCGCACACGCTAGAGATGCGTCAGCATCTACGTTCACGTAGCCGTACGGGCGGGTAAGGCAGGCACCGGAACGTCTTGCTCCACATGGCGAAGTCGCCACTTTGAGCTGGCTGCGGCAGCGAACCTTCGCACGAGGCCCGCGCTCCACCCATATGGCGGAGTCGCAGTCAGGACCGCCCCTGCGCCCCTCGATAGGGTGCAGGGGCGGGCCAGTTCCGGGGCAGTCGATTCTCGGCCATTGATGATCGATTAGGGACCAACCGCCTAGCCCAAAAGTGGTTTGGGCCGACCAGGCAAAACGCCTGGTGAGCACAGCGCTCAATCCGCAATACCTTCTAAGCGGTAGGTCGCAGGTTCGAATCCTGCTGGGGGCGCAAACATAGCCTGACCTGCAAGAACGTTAGGCCGGTTCGGTCACTGGCCAGGAGCACACCGAACATCCGCCTACCGCCTAGGCAGAACGACTTAACGGCCCTAACGTGACTTCATGGCCCACAGCACAGTCGTTGCAGCCCCCCAGGAGCCCGACCCGAGCCGACTCGACCTGACTCCCCTCGTCGCCTCCTGGATCCGATCGATCCGCGCCCGCAACCTCAGCGTCAACACCCAGAAGATCTACGAGCACGCCGCGCTGTCCCTCGCCCGGTTCCTCCGCGAGGACTACCAGCGCGCCACCCCCGAGAGCCGGCCCGCACCCGCCGAGATCGACGACCTCCACCGCGAGCACGTCGAGGCGCACATCACCGCCCTGCTGGAACGCACCAGCCCGGGCAACGCGCACCAGGCATTCCGCAGCCTCAAGACGTTCTTCAACTGGCTGGTCGACGAGGAGGAGATTGACCGCTCCCCCATGCGCACCATGAAGCCGCCAATCGTCGACGAGGTCGAGGTGCCAGTCGTCCCCGACGATGCCCTGCGCAGACTCCTCAAGGAGTGCGCCGGCCGCGACTTCGAGAGCCGCCGCGACACCGCCATCGTCATGCTGTTCATCGACACCGGCGTGCGGCTCTCCGAGCTGACCGTGCGCAACGTCCAACATCTCGATCTCGACCTGTTCGTCTTCCACGTCGTCGGCAAGGGCGGCCGGGAACGAGCGGTGCCGTTCGGCCGCCAGACCGCGCAGGCCGTCGACCGGTACCTGCGGGCCTACGCCAAGCACATCGGCCGCACCCTGGAGGACGAGGACCCGCTGTGGGTCGGCGTGAAGACCCGGCGTGCGATGAGGAAGTGGGGGGTGGCGGACATCGTCGAGCGCCGCGCCCGGAGTGCCGGCCTCCCGCACATTCATCCGCACCAGTTCCGGCACACGTTCGCCCATCAGTGGAAGGTGAACGGCGGCAACGAGGATGCGCTGATGCGGATCACCGGGTGGCGGAGCCGGGAAATGCTGAACCGCTACGGGGCGTCGGCTGGCGCCGAGAGGGCGCGGCAGGAGCATAAAGCCCTGAGCCCCGGAGACCGCCTCACCAAGTAGGCATCTCCGGGGCTCACAGTGGCCCTCTTGGCTATGAAGCCGAGGGGGCCGCGATGTTCCACCCGTCCGGCCCGTAACGGGCCAGCAGAAGAACGCCGAGCAGGTCGGCGGCATCTTCGGGGTGCTCGGAGTCGAGGGCTGCGTACGCCCGCCCGTCGACCTCGACGAGCACAACCGGGGCGGCAGGGTCGAGTCGGCGGTACTGCAGGTGCACTTCGGTCACAAGACCCCCTTGTCCCCGCGCGTTCGACTGGACATGAGGGATCGAACGCGCGTGCGAATCGCACGAGGCGTGACCTACCATACGCGTACACAGAGCACCCAGTCAGCAGATTGTGAACGCCCTGTTAAAACTCTGGAGTGCTCTGCTCCGCTTTGTGATGCTGATCACACTAGGCGTCACCCTGCTCCCGCTTCAACACCTCGTCAACAAACTTCTGAGCCTCAGGCAGGTCGCCCTCGGTCGCGCCGGCTTCGTGCACCACCTGCACTGCAACGCCGCTCCCGCGTCGGCCATGGAGTGGGTCGCCGACGACGAACCCGATGAACTGCCGAGTCGCTGCTTCCGCCACTCGCTCGATGGGCAGACCGAGGCCGGCCGCGATCGCCCGGATCAACGCGGGGTTGACCTTCACGTCGGCGCCGCTCGCCACCTTCCAGAGCAGGTTCGGGCTTGGCTGGTAGCCGCTCGCAGGGTCGATGCTGCGGGCCGAGAGGGCAACGAAGGTGTACCGGCGTCCGGTGCCAGCGTGCTCTGCGACCAGCTCCGTGAGGGTCTGAGCCTCATCGTGGGCAGTCATAGCGTCTCCATGTCTCCGAAGCGGGGCGAGTGTGTCGGCTGCACCCGTGGGCCTCTCCGTACATGTCATTGTCCACATACGCGAATGGGTACGGCTACCTGGTCTGCATTAAGAGACCGAAAAGAGTCTGCCTTGTGGACGTCCAAACAGTCGCATCGCCTCCCCTAGACACGGCCCGCAGCGCTGTGCTTAGCTATCCCCATCCCCGAACGGGGACGGGCTCACGGAGGACAGTCCATGCCGTCAGACCGGTACCGGCTCCACGACGGACCGCTGCTCAGGCGCCTGATGCGCTACCCCGAGTCGGACGGGGTTGAGCACACAGAGCGCAGTCTCGCTCAGGCCGTAGGCGTGTCATGGAGCAAGGTGCATCGCCTCATAACGGGCGAACGCCCCACCGTCACACAAGAGGAAGCACGCAGGATCGCCCGATCCGTAGGCGTGTCCACCAAGGCGCTTTTCGCGCCACCAGCATCCCCATTCGAGGATGCGAACAAGGAGGAGAAACCGGATGGACCCCCAGGAGCGGAGCCTCAGGGCGCGACTCGCGGCGCATGTCAGCTGGGCGAACACCCCTGACCCCGCCAGCCGAACCGCAAAGGCCCGGGCCGCACAGCTGGCGCGGTTCGAGCGGGAAGTCGACCCCGAGGGCGTGCTGCCCGAGGCCGAGCGGATGCGCCGCGCCGAGCACGCCAAGAAGGCGTACTACACGCGGCTCGCACTCAAGGCCGCCAGCAGCCGCCGCATCAAGCGCGAGACGAAGGCCGGCCCCGCCGCGGCCTGACATGCAGAAGGCCGCCCGGTGCGAACGGACGGCCAGACCAACCCCACCAACCCAAGGAAGTGAGGCGGCCATGAGCCAGCCTACCCGAACCCTCCCCACCATCCGGCCCATCTCCGGCCCTCTGGCTGCCGCGGCGGCCATCGTCAAGCAGTTCCCCGCCCTGCCGGTCGCGACGATCGAGGCGCACCCGCAGTGGGGGCTCACCATCCACATGCACGACAGCTGCCGCCAGGACTTCCGCCGCTGGGTTGACGCGCTGGACCTGTCCGAGGCGAAGCCGCGGGTGGTCGACAGCGTGGACCCGTTCCTGTCCCTCAGCGCTTCCGGCTTGTACGCGGAGGTGGCGGTGGTGGTGCGGGCGTACGTGGCGCTGTCGGTGTTGCCGGAGCGGATCACGGACGCTGCGGCGGAGGTTGAGCTGCTGGGGCTGTGGCTGGACGTGCACGGCGACCAGAAGAAGTGGACGCAGGACGTGCAGCTGGCGCACGCAAGGGCTGTGGCGTCGTCGAGGGCCGCGCGCAGGGACGGTGCCCTGTGAGTGAGGGCCTCATGGACTTCTTGACCGCCCTGGTGGTGGTCGTTCTTTACCTCGGGTTCTGCGCTGAGTACACGCGCACCGAGGACCACACCGACAACGAGAAGGACGCCTGATGGGCACCAGCACTGACCTGAACGCCGAGATCGACACGCCGTGGATGAACGTGGTGCTGACTGCCCGCGGGGTCCGCAACGACACGCTCCGCCAGCTCGCGGAGGCCATGGCGGAGGACTCGGAGCGCGTCATCTTCGAGCTCCGGCAGCTGGCCGCCGCCCCGGTCGCCGTCGTGATCCCCCTGCAGAAGAGGAGCGCGTGATGCCGTTCATCTCCAGCCGCCGGCTGAACAGGATGCTGGCCCGCATCGACCGGCTGACCGTCCGTGCGGAGAACGCCGAGCACGAGGCCGTGGTGCAGGCCAACGCCACGTCGCTGATCGCCCAGCGGCAGGTGGCCAGCGAGGGCACCATCGCCGGCGCCCGCGCTGCGCTGGCCGCCCCTTACCTGGAGGTTCGGGCGCGGTGCGAGCGACTGGAGAAGGCCAACGCCGCACTGACCCGCGACAACGCGGCCCTACGTGACCGCCTGTGGGACGCCCTCGGCTACACGGACGCACAGCGTGCCGCCATCGAGTCCGGCAAGGGCGAGCCCATGAAGACCAACGCCTGACCCTGTCCCACCCCGGCCGGGGCCGCCAGCCCCGGCCACGCACCTGGAGGCCCGATGCCCTACCGCTCCCGCACCGATGACGAACTCCGAGCCGCGCTCGTCAAGCACAGCACCCGCACCGACACCGGCTGCCTGGAATGGACCGGTGTCATCGACCGGGGCGGCTACGGCCGGATCAGTCACCGCGGCAAGACCCTCCTCGTGCACCGCTTGTCGTACGAGCTGCACGTCGGCTCGATAGCGGACGGCCTGCACATCGATCACCTGTGCAGCAACCGCCGGTGCATGGACCCGGCGCACCTGGAGGCGGTGACGCCGCGCGAGAACAACCTGCGTTGCGGCTGCTGGGGCGGGGTCAACGCGCCGAAGACGCACTGCCCGCAGGGCCACCCGTACGACCGGCTCAACACGTATCTGCACGGAGGACGCCGGCACTGCCGCGCGTGCCGCCGCACCGCGTCCTTCCGCCACTACCTCAAGACCCGCGGAGCAAAGACATGACCGTGACCGAGCTGCCGGGCACCGCCCCGGCCGTCGGGCCCACCGTGCTCGGCTACTTCGTCCCCGGCTCGCCCGACTGGCACGCTGCCCGCGCGGCCGGTGTCGGCGGATCCGAGATCGCCGCCGTCCTCGGCCTCTCCCCGTACGAATCCCGCTTCTCCCTGTGGCACCGCAAGCACGGCCTGGTGCCGCCCGTCGAAGAGAACCCGCAGATGTACTGGGGCACCAAGCTGGAGCCCGCGATCTGCGACGAGTTCGCTGCCCGCCGACCCACCTGGGGCATCGTCAAGGCCCCCACGTACGCCGGGCCCGGGCGGCCGTGGCAGATCGCCAACCCGGACCGGCTGATCGTCGACCAGTTCGGTAACCCCGTCGAGCTCTTCGAAGCGAAGACCGCCCGCGACGACACCGGCTGGGGCGAGGAAGGCACCGACGAGATCCCCGTGTACTACCGGTGCCAGTGCCTCTGGTACCTCGACACACTCGGCCTCACCACCTGCCACGTCGGCGTACTGATCGGCGGCTCCGACTACCGCGAGTACGTCGTCACGTACGACGAAGCCGAGGCGTTGATCCTCCGCGAGGCCGGCGAGCGCTTCGTCCGAACAGTCCGCGACGGCGACCGCCCCGACATCGACGGGCACTCCGCCACCTACCAGGCGATCCGGGCACTGCCCGACGGCCTCGACGACTACGACGTCGAGATCAGCCCGGCCCTGCGTGACCGCTTCCACGCCGCACAGGACGCCTCATGGGCCGCCGAGGACGAACTGACCGAGTGCAAGTCCCGCCTCCTCGACGCGATCGGCACCGGCCGCAGGGCCAACGTCGACGCGGTCCGGGTCGCCACCCGCAGCGTCCGCAACGGCCGCACCCACGCCCTCATGCCCGCACGCACCCGAAGGACCACACGATGACCGCCACCACGATCGGCCAGGCAGTCGCTGTCCGCGACAACAGCCCCGCCGCCCGCATCGAGCAGTACCGCGACGAGTACGCCGCCCTCATGCCGTCCCACGTCAACGCCGACCAGTGGATCCGCATGGCCGTCGGCGCGATCCGCGGAGACGCCAAGCTCACCCAGGCGGCAACGAACGATCCCGGCGTGTTCCTGCGCGAGCTCCGCACGGCCGCCCGCCTGGGGCTGGAGCCCGGCACCGAGCAGTTCTACCTGACCCCGCGCAAGACCAAGGGCCGTCTGCTTATCAAGGGCATCGTCGGCTACCAGGGCATCATCGAGCTGATCTACCGCGCTGGCGCCGTGTCGTCCGTCATCGTCGAGGTCGTTCGCGCCAACGACACCTTCCGGTACGTGCCGGGCCGGGACGAGCGGCCGGTGCACGAGGTCGACTGGTTCGGCGAGGACCGCGGTGACCTGGTCGGCGTGTACGCCTACGCCGTGATGAAGGACGGGGCGACCAGCAAGGTCGTCGTCCTCAACCGGGCTCAGGTCATGCAGGCCAAGGCCAAGTCGGATGGCGCCCACACCGACTACTCCCCGTGGCGCACCGCCGAGGAAGCGATGTGGCTCAAGACGGGGGCCCGCCGCTTGGCCAAGTGGGTGCCGACCTCTGCCGAGTACATGCGCGAGCAGCTGCGCGCGGCCGCCGACGTTGCTGCTGAGCAGCCCGCTCCGGCCGTCGGCGAGTCCCCGATGCCGGAGCCCGCCACGGCTGCCGTCGACTTCGGTGACGGGGACGAGGCCATCGAGGGCGAGATCCTCGACGACACCTGGCAGCCCGGCGGTGCCGAGTGAGGCTGTTCGGGCGGACCCGTACCGCCGACATCGACAGCGTTCCCGCCCTGTACCGGTCCCCGTTCGCCGTCAACAGCCTGCCCACTGCCGACGTCACCGCGCGTGGCAGCGACCTCGGCATCGACCTGTACGCCATCGACCGGGCCCTGTCCGGCGAACACCCTCAGCCCCGCCTCACCGAACCCGAGGCGCGCGCCGCATTCGCCCTGATCCGCAACCCCATGGAGCTGTGGGCCTCCGAGATCGCCACGGCACTCAACGTCCACGTCCGCACCGTCGTCCGCTGGCGGCAGGCAACCCCCACCACACCGGAAGGCGACGACATGGAAACGGCCCCCACCCGCTGGCGTGACAGCGCCTACTGCCGCAGCAGCGACGACCCCGAGAAGTGGTTCCCCCTCGGCTACACCCCGCCGTACGTCCCGCAGATCGAGGCGGCCCGCGCCGAATGCTCGCTGTGCCCCGTCCGCCGGGAATGCCGCGAGGCTGCAATGGTCGAGGAAGGCGCCCGCGGCCGTGACAACCGGTATGGCATCCGCGGCGGCATGACGCCCTCCGAGCGCGCCGGCCTGTACCTGCGCCGCAAGCGCGCCCGCGAAAGGGCCCGCGCCCGCGAGCAGGAGATCGCCGCCACCGTCGAGGTCGCCGCGTGAGGCCCCACGTCGACCCCGTCGACCGCATGGAGGACTACCAGCTCAGCCCCCGCGACCTCACCCGCGCAGAACGCCAGCAGGCCCGCCTGAAGACCGCCGACATGGCCGTCGACGCAGCCGACCTCCGGCAGCTCCTGTCGATCCTCGGCCTCGACCAGGACGACAACACGATCCGCCCGCCCACCAGACAGGAGTAGAAGCCGTGAACGCCACCGTCGCGTACACCCTCCTCACCGAGACCGGCACCACGACCATCCAGGCCCAGCCCGCCACGCCCGGCCTGTACGTCTACGAGGTGCCGGCCACCGTCGACACCGACACGTCCTGCCTGTGGCGACTCGGCCACCACTCCGGTCGGCAGGTCGCCCGGTTCGCGTGCGTCGAGGACGCCCGGGCCGCGGTCGTCCACCTCGCGGACTGGACCGACTGGACCGCCGACGCCGAGACCGTCGGGAAGAGCATCACCGCCCGCGCCGACCTCGCCGAGTTCCTCCACATCCTCGACGACTGCCGTGGCCACGTCGGCAACTGCGCGCACCCCGTGCCGGACCCCGACTGGCCGGCCAACGGCGGCCACGCCGGACCGATGTGCGCCTACGTCGCCGGCATCAGCTCCCGCTGCACCTGCGACTGACCCACCTGACTGCCCGTGGCGGGGCGAGCCACCCCCCGGAAGAGCACCCCGCCACGGGCCACCAACCACCAACAACGACCGGAAGAAGGACTCACGTGGGCTACGACCTGCGACGCGCACTGCGGGACGCCCTGGGCCCGCAGGTCACCGGGCTTCAGCGCGCCGTGGCCCTGGAGATCGCCGACGACGCGAACGACACCACCCGGGAGAGCTGGGCCAGCCTGGAAGACCTTGCCCGCTGGACCGCAGCACGGGACATCAACGTCGTACGGACCACCCTGAAGCGCCTCGCCGCGGGCGGCTGGGAGTTCCGGGTGCCGCTCGGGGTCGGCAAGGACGGCCGGACCCTCTTCGCAGTTCCAGGGCGGCGGCTGACGTTCAAGGTCCCCCCCTTCGAAGGGGTAGCCACGGTTACCCCTAAGGGGGAACCACGGATCCCCCTTGAGGCCGAAGGGGTAACCACGGTTCCCACGGAAGGAACCACGGTTCCTTCTGAAGGAACCCCGGTTACCCCCTTCCCCTCACCCACCTCAGACCCCTCAACAAATAAAGACTCTTCCCCCCGCGAAGGGCGAGCCCCCGCTACCCCTTCCAAGCCCAAGCGCGACTACCGCCTCGACGCCTTCGGCGCCTTCTGGCTCACCTACCCGAAGAAGCGGAGCCGCGAGGAAGCCCAGAAAGCCTGGTGCGCCGCCCTCGACCGCGGCGCCGACCCCCAGAAGATCGTGGCCGCCGCCACCACCTACGCCCGCGAGCGCGCCACCGAAGACCCCAAGTTCACGAAGTACCCGGCGACCTGGCTCAACAAGGGCTGCTACGACGACGAACCCGACGCGGCCCCCGGTACCCGGCCCCAGCTCCGCGCCGTCGCCGGCGGCTACCAGCCCTGGACCAACCCCACCGACCACAGCGTCTACGAGAACGGATTCTGACCATGGCCGACCCCCAGCCCATCGGAGACGCCTCGGCCCTGGCCAAGCTCGCCAACATCCTCGCCGCCCGCGGCATCACACCCCCCAGCAGCAGCCAGATCAACGGCTACAGCCCCGACGAACCCGGCCACCCCGCCTTCCACCACCAGCAGCGCGTCAACGTCGCCCTGTCCCGCTGGACCACCGCCACCCCGCCCCGCTACCAGCACGCCGACGCCACCGAACCCCGCGTCATCGCCTGGGCCGCCGACGTCATCGCCAGCCCCGACCGGGCCCCCAGCATCCTCATCACCGGCACCACCGGCACCGGCAAGACACACCAGGCATACGGCGCCCTCAAGCTCATCGCCAGCCAGGGCCCGAAGGACTACCGGCTGATCGCCACCACCACCGCCGACCTGTACGGCAGCCTCCGCCCCAGCGGATCCGCCGGCGCCTCCGAGCACGGGCTCAAGCGCCTCTGCGAGGTGCCGTTCCTCCTCCTCGACGACCTCGGCTCCGCCAAGACGTCCGAGTGGACGGAGGAGGTCACCTACCGGCTCGTCAACTACCGCTACAACCAGTGCCTGCCGACGATCTTCACGAGCAACCTGCCGCCCCGCGCGCAGCAGGGGCCCGACCTCACCAGCACTCTCGGCGAGCGCATCACCAGCCGCCTCGCCGAGATGGTCGCCGTCGTACCGATGGCCGGAGCTGACCGCCGCCGGGCCGCGTGATGGGCGCCCCCATGCCGCCCGACCTCCGCGCCCAGCTGAACCGCGCACACCCCGCCGAGTGGGCCATCGAATGCCCCGGCTGCCACGCCAAACCCGGCACCGCCTGCCGCAGCCCGAAACGCCGCCCCGTCCCCGGCGACGTCCACCCCTCCCGCGCAGACGCCTGGCTCCTGCAGCAGCACGCCGCCTGACGGGCCCACAGCGGGCCGAACAACACCCCGCCGCACCCCGAGCCCAACCCGCACCCCACAAGCCGCCACAGACCCCTCCAGGGCCGCCACAACCACCAACCGCACCAACGAGGAGACCCAGTGACACCCACCCGTATCCAGCGCCGCCGCACCCCAGGCTGGCGCACCCCGGCCGACACGGTGATCGTCAGCCGCCCGTCCCGCTTCGGGAACCCGTTCACCCTCGCCATGGCCTACGAGCTCGGCTACGCCCAGCACGGTGACGCCGAGCAGGCCCGCAAGGCCGCAGTCGGCGCGTTCGTCGACTGGCTGCGCGGCAACCGCGCCATGTGGCAGTCCGAGGAAGGCGACCGGGCCCGGCAGCGAATCCTCGACGGCCTGCCCTCGCTGCGCGGCAAGAACCTCGCCTGCTACTGCCCCGACGGGGCTCCCTGCCACGCGGACGTGCTGATCGAGCTCGCGAACCGGGAGGGCTGACCGGTGCCGATCCGCCCGGAGAACCGCCACCGCTACCCCGCCGACTGGGCCAAGATCAGCCGCCGCATCCGCTTCGAGCGGGCTGCCAGCCGGTGCGAGTGTGCCGGCGAGTGCGGACGCGGCACGCACACCGGACGCTGCCCAAACCTGCACGGCGCCGGGGCGTACGGCACCGGCTCGCAGGTCGTCCTCACCGTTGCGCACCTCGACCACACGCCGGAGAACTGCGACGACAGCAACCTGCGGGCGATGTGCCAGGGCTGTCACCTGCACTACGACCGTGGGCATCACGCGGAGACCCGGGCTGCGACGCGTCGGGCCGCGGTTGAGGCGGCTGGCCAGCTGGCCATCGATGTGGCGGGGGTTTGACGGTGTGCGGGCATGGGTGTGGGCCGCGCGGCGGTACCGGGCGGCTCGCAGGGCGGGGCGGGTCAGCTGTCGGTGGCGCGCTTCGGGCCGGGGGTGGCCGGCTCGATGCCGTGCTCGCGGGCGATGCGGCGGACGTAGGCGGCGGTGAACGGGGCCGCGGCGGTGACGTCTGTGGGGCGCATGCCGGTGCGGAGGGCTTCGACTACGGCCTGTTCGGCGGCGTCTCGTGCTTCTTCGTGGGCCTTCTTGGTGCGGAGGTAGCGGCGGGTGGCTTCGGTGAGGTTGCTGGCGGCGTCCATGCGCAACAGGGTAGCGCAACCCTCTTGCGCTCGATAGGGCAGAGCGCTACTGTGTATCGCAACGGGAAAGCGATACACCGAACCGCGGAGGACCCCATGAACGCCAGCGCCCGCACCGCCCGCCAGCTCCTCCGCAACCGCACCCGCACCCAGCGCGCCGCCTCCCGCATCGCCCGCCGCGGCACCGCCACCCTCACCACCCACGCCATCGCCGCCGGCCTCCCCGCCCGCGAGGCCCGTTCGGTCGCCGGCAGCCTCCGCAACGCCGCGAAGAAGCTCGCGATCACCGGCACCCCGCACCGCGTCCACGCCGGACGCCGGATGCGCGACGCCCGCCACTACACCCCGCAGCAGGTCGCCGCGATGTGCACCGTCTACCGGCCGCGCAAGCCCGCGTACCGCGACGTCGCGGCCCGCCTCGCCCTCGCCGCTTGATCCCGTCCCCGCCAGAGGAGCCCGCATTGAACCCCATCGACATCCGCGACCTCGCCCTCAACGTCAGCGACCTCATCGCCGGCCTCGACAGCCACCGCACCCGCGGCCCCCTCCTCGTCACCCGCGACGGCGAACCCGAAGCCGTGATCATCCGCCACAAGGCGTACGCCCCCCGGATGCACCACTTCGACATCACCCCGCAGAACCGGCTTCGCTGCCTCCTCTGCCCGCCCGAGACCGCCACGTTCGGACGCCCGTTGCAGCACCTCGGCGAGGCCATCGAATGGGCCAACGCCCACTGGCGCGACACCCACCGCTAACCCACCGCCCCCGCACCACCAGCCCGAAAGGCCCGCCATGACCACCACCCCGCCCGACGCCGACCTTGACGAGCAGGAACGTCGTCTCCGCGCCGACTTCGAGGACGCCCGTATCGCCTACCAGCGCGCGAAGGGCAACCTCGACCGGATCGCCAACGAGCTCCGCGACCTGCGGCTCACCCGCGCCGCCTGTGAGAACGCCCGCCGCCCCTGACCTCCCGCCAGTCGAAAGGCCCGCCATGACCACCGCCTTCGTCCTCACGATCGGCGACCGGCCCTACGCCACCGCCACCGACCTTGACACCGCACAGACCGCCGGCCTCACCGACGAGACCCGCTACCAGACCGAGCCCCGCGAGTACGAGTGGCAGCAGTCCACCGTCTGGCAGACCGGCAACGGCCGCGTCTGGAACCTCATGGTCCGCAGCACGCACACCAAGCGCTGGAACAAGACCCTGCGCTCCGTCGCCGAGGTCCGGACGCTGCCCCCCGTCCCGTCCACCCCGGAGGCCTGACCGTGCCCCTCGTCCTCTACACCGACCCCATCGACGGTGACCAGGTGACCGCCACCATCGACCCGTCCGGATGGTGGGTCCTCACGGCCAGCCGTGGTGCCTGGATCA